TTGCTGGCAGCAGCAACATCGTCCGGAGTTTGGGACGGAACAGTCGCAGACCTTCTAAAGAGCGTTTACGACTCAGCAGTGGACATCTCAAACGGCCTCAACTGGACACCGACTCATATGTTCGTATCGCCAGACGTTTGGGGCCAACTCGGACAACTTGCAGACACCACAGGACGCCCTGTATTCCCATTCATCGGTGCAGGCCTTACAGGTCAAAACGCCCTTGGAAGTGCATCAGCATCTTCATGGAACGGAACCCCACTTGGATTGCAACTTGTCGTAGACAGCAACTTCGCAGCCAAGACCATGGTTATCACTCGCGTGGGCCAAGGCCAAGGCGATGCTTACGAGTACTACGAAGCAGTACGTGGCCTCATGTCATTCGAAAACCCATCAGTAATGGGCCGTACAATGAGTTACCACCTCTATGCAAGTACCTTCGCAGCCGTTCCGGGAATGATTCGCAAGATTACTCAGGCTTAGTCAGAAAGGCGGTTAGCCGCCATGGCTACTTACGAGATTAACTTTCACCAACGCGTAGACAACTACGCAGTGGTGCAGACTCTCACAGATAACGACGTTGCAGTCGGTGAGTCAATCACTGTCGCAGGTCTTGGGCATGGGCTAAACGGTACCTTCACTGTTTACGCCCAGCCTCAGTACCTGTTCCTTGGTACCGACTCATTAGGAAACTTGCTCTTCGACGCGTCTTTCCCATTACCTAATCAGGTGATGTACTACGACGTAGACACTGACTTAGAACGCTCTGCCGCTATCCCGATGGGGACTCTGACTTATACGCAGACTTGCACATGGGTGACAGCGGCCCAAGTGATGACATACCTAGGCGTAACCATTGACAACCCTAGCGATGACTACACACTGCTTACGCAGGCAACTTCGGCCAGTAATGCTTTCTGCTTTAGACGCAGGCAGGAGTCCGGTTATACGGGTGACTCTTTAAGTTCCAGTCCGTCGGGTGACGTCACGATGGGGACGCTAATGTATGCCGCTTCAGTGTGGAGGGCTCGCGGAAGTGTGCAAGATACTTTTGCCACCTTTGACGGAATGGGCTCTGCGAGCGTCTCAGCGATGACTCCAATCGTGAAGCAGTTACTGGGCATCCCACGCCCTCAGGTCGCTTAGTGGCTTATACAGACCTCCTGAACGAAGGTCTAGACGACCTTACGGCTTTCCTTACGGCAGTCACTGGCTTACGAGTCATTAACGACCCAACTAAGTTAATCCCTAATGCCGTTTTCATTGACGCGCAATCGCTCACAATCTTTTCCGCTAATGGCAAAATCGTAAAAATGATGATCCCAGTCAAAGTCCTCGGCTCTGGACCTGCTGGCCTGCCAGTTTTGCGTCAGTTGCTTTCAATTACGGCAGCAGTCCTTAACAGTAAAGTCGTAGTCATGTCTGCTAACCCCACTGCTTATTCCATTGGCGGGGCTGACTATCCCTGCTATGACCTAGTAATATCTATTCAAGCCCAAACAGCGTAAGGAAATCATGGCGTACACAATCATTGCCGAAAACGTAGGAACACCCGGAGACGAGTACGTCCCTGTCGAAGGCATAAATATCGAAGCCCTCTTAGAGAATGGCTTTATCAAATCCGACAAAACACCTACCAAATCTGCTAAAACAGTAGAAACATCTCCAGAGGAGTAAACCAAATGCCCACTTCCACAGTCCTCAGTAATCCGGTCGTTACCATCAACAGCGTGGACCTCACGGGCAACTGCTCAGCAGTCTCGCCCGCCATTAAGGCAACGGCCCTAGCCGCAACATCATTCGGAGATACTTCAACCAAGTTTGTCTCGGGCCTTTACGATAACGAAGTCTCATTTGATTTCTACTGGTCAGAAGCGGCAACGTCTGTCTATGCAACTATTAAGTCTCTTATTGGCACGACCTTTAACGTGACATGGAAAGCAACTTCAGCCGCTACCAGTGCCACGAACGTTTTGGAGACACTGACAGGGTGTTATCTTGAGGACATTAGTCCGTCATATAAAATCGGTGAATTAGCCACAATTTCAATAACTGTGAAGGGCGGCGTTTACAGCGCAGCCACTACCTGATAAACAAAGGAACCCGACATGAAAGTCAAACTCAAGGTAGACACAGGCGAAGGCCCGTACGAAGTCACAACCAATCTCTGGGTAATTACCCTATGGGAGCGCAAGTACAAACGTCACGCATCCGAAATGACTGCCGGTATCGGCATAGAGGACATGGCTTTCTGGGCTTACGAAGCCTCCAAACTTGCTGGCGTAGTTGTCCCTGTGGTCTTTGACGACTTCATTAAAAAACTGGAGTCAGTGGAAGTAGTTTCGGAGGAACCCGAAAACCCTATCCAGCCTCTACTTACCGACACGCTTTAGCCGGCGTACTGGTTGCCACAGGTTGGTGGCCACAGGAAGTAGAGTTTGACGTGCAAGACCTCTCGACAGTCATAAAACTTATAAATGAAAGTCGGAAGGCATGACAGTAGACCTAGGCATGGAGTTCTCAGGGCTAAAAGACGCACTGGCAGAACTTAATAAGATTGACAAGAAACTGCGTCGCGGTATCACTACCGAGTTCAAAACCATCGTGCAGCCAATCGTAGGCAGGGCCGAGTCAATGCTTCCTTCCGGTGCTCCATTATCGGGCATGACTCGTTCATGGAAAGGTAAGTCGGGTGCTGACATTATGTCTTGGAATGATGCCCGTGTGCGTAAGAACATTAAAGCCTTTACCAGTGGCAAGAAAGTGCGAGAGGCTCCGGGTGGATTTAAGCAGAACTTAGGCACGTTTGGTATTAAATGGTTAGGCCCTCAGGCGACTTTATTTGACATGGCAGTTAAGGGAACTATGGGTGCGAACCTAGTTGCCAAGTACGGCCCGCCATCGCGCATTATTTACAAGGCTTACGAAGAGGCTAAAGACGACACGGACCGTCAAGTGCAGGACCTAGTTAATAAAGTAATGCTACTTACAGGAAATCAGGGGCGTATCTAATGAGTGTTGTACTAAACATTTTGAGCGAATTCGACGGCTCAGGAATAGATAAAGCAAAGAAACAGTTTAGCCAGTTAGAGACCAGTGGCCAGAAGGCTCAGTTCCTCTTGAAGAAAGCAGCCATCCCTGCTACTGCTGCACTTGCTGGTCTTGGCGCGGTCATGTTTGACGCGGCTAAAGGTGCTATGGAAGATGAGCAGGCACAGGCCATTCTTGCTCAGACTTTGCGTAATACCACTGGCGCAACGGACGCACAGATTAAAGCAAATGAGGATTGGATAAGTACGCAAGGTCGTCTTATCGGCATTACGGACGACGAGTTAAGGCCAGTTTTGGGCAGACTCACTAGCCAAACTCACGACGTACAGAAGGCCCAAGAACTTGCTTCCCTAGCCATGGACGTCTCTGCCGGTACTGGAAAGAACCTCTCAACAGTCACAGAAGCACTTGCTAAGGCTGCGGGCGGCAACACTGCTGCACTAGCCAAACTGTCCCCAGAACTTAAAGCCATGGCTAAAGAGGGTGCAACTGCTGACGAAATGATGGCAGCCCTTTCCGGCACGTTTATGGACCAAGCCGAAATTGCTGGCAATACCACAGCAGGAGGCATGAAGAAACTGTCTACCGCAATCGGTGAAGCAAAGGAAGGCATAGGCGCAGCCCTGCTTCCAATACTTGAAAAACTAATGCCGGTACTTCAATCCTTTGCACAATGGGCGCAAGACAACCCAACCATTCTCATGGTCGTAGTAGGTGCCTTTGCCGCGCTGGCAGCCGCCATAGTCTTGGTAAACCTTGCCATGGCCGCTAACCCAGTAGTGCTCATCACTGCTGCCATTATTGCTTTAGGCATTGGCATCTTTGCCGCGTATAAAAAGTTTGAACCATTTCGCGACATTGTGGACGATATCTTCGGCGGGATTAAGTACTGGATTAACGAAGTAACCATTCCTGCGTTCAAACTTCTCTTGGGTGTGGCCAAAACAATTTTTAACGGCATAGCCACAATCTGGAATAACACTTTTGGAAAACTCTCTTTCAACATTCCTTCATGGATTCCCGGAATTGGTGGTAAAGGTTTTGACGTACCCAACATTCCACTTATGGGCAACGGTGGAATTGTTACTGGCCCTACTTTGGCGATGATCGGCGAAAAAGGCCCCGAAGCTGTGGTGCCCCTTGGCCGTGGGGGTGGCATGAGTGGAGGCAATAACGTCACAATCAATGTAAACGGTGGAGACCCCAACGCAGTCGTAAAAGCACTTCAAGACTATGTTCGCGCCAATGGCCCCGTACCCGTAAACACGCGAGCAATGTAATGGCAAAAATAACGTGGGGATTTCAGACCTACCCGGGGGCAATAGATTTAACTAGCCACGTCATGTCCTTTTCAAGGTTTCGAGGTAAACAGCAATACCTTGATAACTACGCCGGTCAAAACATGACCGTCACTATTCGCAATAACACTAACCAGTCAGCTTCGTGGGTTGTTGGTTCAGCCATTTACATTTACGTCTCTGGAGGGCAAGACGGCCAAGTATTTTGGGTTCAAGAAGTCCAATACAACGATCAAATAGGAACAAATACCACTTCGGGAACAGGATCAGGTTCCACTGCCACAATCACTTTGCAAGATTGGATGAGTCGCGCAGGTCAAATTCAATTAACAAATTTTGCTTTAACAGAAGAATTGTCATATAAACAATTGTGGAACCAGATGACCGTTGCTTCTGGCGCATTGCCAGCCGACATGGGATGGTCAAGCACCTATACAGGTTTCTTTTCTGCAACCGCAGCAACCTACACAGGCACAATCGCCAACAGAATCAATCTCAATCTTGCCGGTGAAAAAAATGGTTCTCAAATTTATCAGAGCCAAGAATTAATGATACTTAGACCCGGCAACATTTCAGGAAGCCCCGTCACCAATGCTGTTACTTTGCAACCATCCAAAAGTGGCTCCACAGGTGACAAATATATTCAATATCAAAATTTCAAAAGAATTACCGCTGGCACAAACTTTCTGAATACCATCACCATCACCCCACCAGTTGTTGCAGCTCAAACAGCCACCGATTCGGCAAGCGTCACAACATATGGCACCAAATTCAACGGGTTATCAACGGTAAACACCACAACTACGCAAGCATTAAACCGCGCTCAATGGCTAGCAAACTCCCAATCGGGGCCATATGCGTTGCATTTTGAAGTTTCTTTTTCTGATG